GACTTTCAACAACTATGCTTAGATTGCGTAGAACAAAATGGATTTTTCTGTGGTGATGACCCTGCTAATTGGACTCAATACGCGCCAAACGGCTGTGTTCCTAACGGTGAGGGTGGGTTAGAGTATTTAAATGACGGTTGGGAAGATTGTGTAGACGGCTCAGATGAAGCAGATGCAGTACCTACAACACCAGAAGAATGTGGCCCTCCACCTCAAGAATGTGATACTATATATGAAATAGAATACATCTACGAAACAGTAATAGAATATGTTGATGTAATTATCTATGATACTATAATAGAAACAGAATACGTGGAGATAGTAACACAAGAGTATATTGATTGTGAAACAGGGCTGCCATGTAATACAGGTATTGATGAAGTATTAGACAAATCAAAGAATACAGGCTTAATGTATAACCTTAATGGTCAGCACATTAGAAAGCCTGAAAGTATATATATAGAAAATGGTCAAATTAAAAAAGTATTATAATGAATATATTTAAAGACGATAACAATTGGAATGAAAAAGCAATAATCGGTTTTGTTGCTTTTGTAATAATGTGTATAATAATGATAGCTGATTTACTTACAGGCTGGTTTGGGAAGGACTTAGTAATTAATGAATTTGTTTATGATTCATTTGTTTGGGTTGTTTTGGGTTGTTTTGGTATTAGTGGGGTGGAAAAGTTTTCAGGTAAAAAATGTGATAAATCTTGTAAATAATGAAAGAGCTTTCAGAAGATTCTAAGTTTGAAATAAGCCTAAAAACCTTAGGTGGAATAGGTGTTTTAATAGCAACATTAGTTGGTATGTGGTTTAGCCTAAATGCTTCAATAGATGAAGCAAAGCTATTACCATTACCGCCTGAGCCTGAAGTTACTAAGTTGGAGTTTGATATGAAGGACCAAATGATACGTGCTACCATAATGACCACGCAAGAAGACGTTACAGAAATAAAAGAAGATATCAAATACCTTAGAGATAAAATAGACAAAATGCAATGAATATAACTAATTTAATATATGTCTTAATTACTATCTTATTTTTTATAATAGGAGTTGCAAGTGGTCAAGATTTTATTACTGAATCTAACTTTGAAGATAGGATTGCAAAAGACATTGTTGCTGTAGAGTTTTGGGTTGAATGGAATAAGTCAAACGAATTTGCAGAAATTACTAAATTGAATGACTGTGAAACATATAGGGTAGACATAGGAAGATTCCCAAGCATACAAAAGAAGTATAATGTTACTTGCATACCTACAGTAATTATATTTGAAAGCGGTGAAGAAAAGGATAGGTTTAAAGCAAACATTATGTTTCAACTAAACGCAACAAAAAAGGACGTGCAAAAAAGCATAGACAATTTGATGTTAGCAAAATTTGAATAATGAGAATTAGCAAAAATTTTACACTCGCTGAATTAACCGCAAGTAATACTAGCAAAAGACTTGGTATTTCTAATATGCCCGACAAGGAAGGAATACACAAACTCAGACTATTAGCCACCGAACTTTTACAACCACTCAGGAATGCAGTCGGTCCTCTAAGAGTAACAAGTGGCTATAGGTCTGAAAGCCTTAACAAAGCAATAGGGGGCTCAAATAAATCACAACACACTAAGTGTGAAGCTGTGGATTTACAGTTTGTTAAACGGGGACATATGGATAATATGAGAATATTTAATGCTATTATAAACCACGCTTTAGAGTTTGACCAAATTATTTTAGAGTTTGGTGGTGCAACAGCAGATAGAGATAGTGATAATCCTGATTGGATTCATATAAGTTGGAAGGTAACAGGAAACAGAAGGCAAATTTTAGTTGCTTATAAAGACGAAAACAACAGGACTAAATATAGACCTAAAAAGAACTATTACGCAATATGAGTATAATAGGAAAAATATTGAGTAGTGATGTATTAAAAAATGTTCATAACATTGTTGATGAATTACATAGTAGCCCTACCGAAAAGAAAGAATTAAAACTTAAATTTAAACAACTTTTAGCTGATGCTGAAGCTAAAGCACAAGAACAAGTAACTAGAAGGTGGGAGAGTGATAATAAAGCGGGTTGGTTGCCTGCTAATATTAGACCTTTAACATTAGCTTTTTTAATAGTATCAACAGTAATATTGGTGTTTGTTGATAGTGGAACAATAAATTTTAATGTAGATGACAAATGGAAATCTCTTTTAGAAATATGCCTAATAACAACAATAGGAGCTTATTTCGGAAGCAGAGGGTTAGAAAAAATTAAAAAGAAATAAAACAATTAAAAGAATATCGGTTACGCTTAACAAAGTCAGAACACGACTTAATACATAATATACGCCAATCCGAAGGCAACTGTCTTAATAACGTTCTTGTTATTGGCGACCTTCACGAACCATTTTCACTTGATAAATACCTAGAATTTTGTATATCCAAATATGATGACTTTGAATGTACAGAAGTTGTATTCATTGGTGACGTTATAGATAATCATTATAGCTCTTACCACGAAACATCAGCGGACGGTTTAGGCGGTGCTGATGAATTAGAGTTTGCAATCAAAAGAATATCACGTTGGTATAAAGCTTTTCCAAAAGCAACTGTAATAATAGGAAATCACGACAGAATGGTAATGAGGAAAGCACAAACATCTGCTATCCCTAGTAAATGGATTAAAAGCTATAAAGAAGTGTTAGAAGTACCTGGTTGGAATTTTGTAGAAAGATATGTGAAAGATAATGTTCAGTACTTGCATGGCGAAGGGGGTACAGCTAGAACTAAGTGCCGAGCTGATATGATGAATACGGTTCAGGGCCATCTACATACACAAGCATATACAGAACACTATGTTGGTCAAAATTTTAGAATTTTCGGTTGTCAGGTAGCTTCAGGCATAAATTTTTCAAAATATAGTTTTGCTTATGCCAAAGCCGGAAGAAAACCAGCAATAGGTTGTGCTGTCATTTTGAATAATGGAAAATTACCTATAAATTTACTAATGGAATTATGAATAAAAATAGTCACATATACGCAAAAGATATTAAATTAGATGCGGAATATACTTATGACAAAAACCATAATAAAGTATATAATTTAAAAAAATTACGCAGACACTTTAATATTATATTAAAGAACTTAAAATAGGATTGCACCTGTAACAGGGTTAATCTCCAGTTACCTGTATCGTGTTCAATACAGGTGCTTTTCTATTCTCTAGTTTAAAGTGTATTTAGCAACATTTGTAAATACCTTGTCACCATTTGGTTTTGTAAACCTTGTTGCAACCTTAACCATATCTGTATCAATTATATAACCATCTCTTTTAAGGTCAAAAATTGTGGCTGATAATCTAGTATTACCTAAATCTCTAATTGCTTCTAAACTTGTAATGCTACCGTAATTTTTTAAATAATCTAGTAGTCTTGAATAATGTGTTTGTTTCATAATTAAGTAGTTAATAAATTTTTATAATATTCTTCTTGTGTTGGGTTGTCTTCTATAATCCCTATTATTTTAAACGTAGCTTCACCTTGTTCAATTAATTGATTAACAAAGCTATCTAATTGTTTTTCTGTGCCTTTAAATTTGATATGGTTGTAGCTTGATTCTATATCAGTTGTTTCTACTCCTGATATAAACGGGTCATTTAGTTGTACATTCCAATATCCCTTACCATGTATTAAATATTTATTCATAATTTATCTATATATTTTAATGTTTGCTCTTTAATGTATTTCATATCTAACCATTCTAATAGTTCTAAAGAGCTTAAAACTATAGTAGTATCTCTACCATTTTCATCCTTACCAACTAGAAAAACTTCATTTTCTACACATTGGAAAGTATTTATATCGTGTAAATTTTTATATCTCATAATGATTTGATTTTATTAAGTTTTGTAATTGTTTTAATGTGTTTACCTGCTTTACCTTTATTATTTTCAAATATCATTTTTTTAATAACAATATCATCTACTGAATAAGAAAACACAACGCATAATTCATCTTTGTAAAATTTTAATCTTTTGGTAATTATTGTTTTAAGAAAATCGTGCGAATTGCTAGGGCTTGAGCCTACACATATATTATTTTCTCCTGTTTCTTTTACTCCATAACTTTTACCTGATTGATAACAGCAGGCGGTTATATTATTCCATATTGGATAACTTCTACTCATAGTTTTATATATTAAATATTAAGGTTATTATAAATCTACCTATCAAATAGGTTGCAGATAATTTTAAAATTAAAAATTGTGCTTTCATATCTATTTATTTATTTGTTTAACAATATACTCAACATCACCTAGCTTAGTAATGTATTCAGTACGTTCTTTAGAATCTTTTATATTGTCAGCTAAGACAAATAATTCGTAAATATGGTCTAACATTTTTTCTTTCATTTCTGTTTATTTTATTAATTAAAGTACAAATATATAAAGAAAAATTAATAAATAATAGCTATTATGTTAAAAAAAGTTTATAAGTTTTCAACATTAGAGATGTTAATAAATATTAAGTTAATTTTATTATATATCAATTTATTTTGTTAGATTTAAACTTAATTTTAAATAAAATTTTATGAATGAAAGATTAAAAAGGATAATAGGATTTGCAATGTATGAAAAAGGATTAAATAAGATAGATATATCTGATTTAATGGACTGGTCATATCCAACAGCTTTAAAGAAAATTAATAAACCTGGTACACTTAAAATAAGTGAAGCGAATAAATTATGTGAGATTTTAAGTATACAATTAACTGATTTACTAACTATAAAAAATGAAATAAATGAATAAAAAAGATATTTTAAATAAATTATTTATAGAAAATAATTTAACAGAAGAAGATGTATTTTCTCATCAGCATTACAAAATTATAACTAGAGCCGGAATAGATAAAATCCAAGCAAATATTGATATAAGTATATTCTATGAAGTTATAAGATGTGAGCCTCATTTTGCAGTAGTAAAAGCTGTGGCAACAATGGGTGATAAAGAAATAGAAACATTTGGTAGTGCTTTGAAAGGTAATACATTTAAAGACGGAAATACTAATTCTTGGTATGTAATGGAAATGGCTGAGAAAAGAGCTATGTCTCGAGCCGTCCTCAAATTAGCAGGTTTTTATGAACTTGGAGTTTTTGGAGAAGATGAAAGCGAATCATTTAAAAGAAATAATAACTAATAAAAAAAGATATGTATAAAATTAACGGAAGAATAACTAATATAGAAGATTTAAATATTAATACAGCTAAAGGAGATTTTGCTAAAAAGCTAATTACAATAGAAGAAACCGATACGGGTTTTAAACACATTATGCAATTTGAATTATTTGGTCAAACCTCAATTGATGTAATAGAACATTCAAAAAAATTAGCTGTAGAGCAATATGTAGATATTGACTTTTACATAAAATGTAGAGAATATAAAGGTAAATTTTATAATACTCTAATGATTAAGAACTGTAGAATCAGAGAACAACAAACTATGGAATCTTTAACAAGTGATAATAATACACCATTTTAATAATAGCCCCCTTTTAGTTAAGGGGGTTTTTCAATATATTTAAATATGAAAAAAACTTATTTTAATCACGATAGTACAGCTAGAAATGACTATCGTATAATAAAACTTAGAGCCACACTTGGTTATGAAGGCTATGGTATATTCTGGGCATTATTAGAAATGTTATTTACAGAAGAAAATAAAATTTGTAAAAGCCAATATGATATTCTTGCCTTTGGTTTACAATGTGAAACAGAAAAACTAAGAGCAGTAATAGAAGACTTTGACTTATTTGTTATAGAAGACAACTGTTTTTATTCTAAACGTTTAAATAATCAAATAGAACAGATAAATAATAAGTCAATTAAGGCAAAAGAAAATGCAGCTAAAAGGTGGAATAATGCAAAAGCTATGCCAACGCAAAGCAATAGCAATGCTAGTAAAGTAAATAAGAGTATAAATAAAGTAAATAAAAGTATAGAAGAAAGAATAGAGGACTTTAAAAAGTCCATACACGCAATAGAAGGAATAAGTGAAGAAGATAAAAATGATTTTTTCCTTTACTGGACAGAAAAAAATAAGAGTGGTTCTAAATATAGAGCTGAAATGCAACGCACATTCGACATAAATCTAAGATTAAAAAGGTGGGCATCAAATAATTTTGCTCTTAACAGTAAAAGTCAAAAGTCTAAATTTCCTGAATACTTTGATGAATATACATTTAAAAAGCTAGATGCAAAAGGACAGCAGGAATATACTAAGTATCTAAAGGACTTAGGTTTTGAAACAGTATATAGCCCAACAGCAGGCACAGTATGGCGTAAAAAGCATAAAGTATGATTGAAGTATTAAAACATTTATTTGGCATCTGTGGTGAGCCACATATCAACATATTTACAATACTAATGACAACACCAATAGTATCTTATTTAATTTATAAATTTTATAGATGAAAGAATATCAATTACAAAAAGCTGTGTGCAAATACTTAGATTTAAAAAATATATTATACTGTGCTAGTTTAGGAGGTCAATATCAAAAATTTCATAGTCAAAGAAATAAAGCAAAAGCTAGTGGATATAAAAAAGGCTTTCCAGATTTATTTTTATATGAACCAAGAGGAAAATATCATGGACTAGCAATTGAGTTAAAAGTGGGATATAATAAACCAACAGTAGAACAGCTAACTTGGTTAAATAAATTAACTAAAAGAGGTTATTTAGCTATGTCTAGTAATGGATTAAAAAATACAATAGAAATTATAGATAAATATTTACAATTATGACAAAATTATATATAGAAAAAATTAAATCAGAACTAGAATGGTATAGAGCCTATGGTTCATATATAAATATATATTATAATAAAGCAGATGCTGAAGCATCAGAATATGCAGATAATGAACAACAACAATAATGAAAATTAAACCTACATTTTTTAATACTAGAAAGGATAGATTACATTGGAATCACGTAGATACTAACAACTACTTGTTTACAATTTTATTTGATAGTGGTGCAGAATTGAATTTTATTTTAAGAGATTTGAAAAAAAACGAAAGTATATTAAATTATATTTATAAGAAGATACACAGTAGATTTGATAATATTATAGAGATACACACAAGTAAGATATCTAATGTGGAATATAACTTAATGAAGAAAAAGAAAGTACTTTCAGTAATTAAAATATGTTAGACGAATATCTTATAAAAAACTATGATAAGCTAAAAGATGTAGCATTAAACATAGCAGGTATTAAAGAGTATGAAGAACTATTACATTTTGTTATTGAAGAATTATATAAATGCGACCAAATACGATTAAGAGAAATAATAGAAAAAAAGCAAATGACATTTTATGCTGTTAGAGTTATGATAAACCAATATCATTCTAAGACTAGCAGATACTATTATAAATATAAAAAGTATTATGAATACCACACAGCGCAAACTATTGAATCACTAAGTGCTGATAAATCTAAAAGCACTAAAAAGAAAAAAGAGGAAGTAGAAGTTAAGTTAAAATGGATTGAAGAAAAGCTAAAAGATTTATATTGGTTTGATGCTGAGGTATTCAAGTTATATTATAGAGAAAATTTCAGCTTATCAGAAATGGCAAAAGCAACTAAGATTAACAAGAACACATTATACAAAGCAATAAGAAACGTAAAAAACTATTTAATAAATGAAAGATAATAATTCAAAAGGTCTAGGTGATTCAATTGAAAAGGCACTAAAAGCAACAGGGATTGATAAGGTGGCTAAAAAGGTTCTTGGTGATGATTGTGGTTGTTCTGAAAGACGTGATAAGCTCAATGCTATGTTTCCATACGCTAAGGTTAGACAGTTTACAGATGATGAATTGTCTATATATGAGGAAGTTATGTCACGAACACAGGGAACAATAAGCGGACAAGACCAAGCTATTATGGTCAAGTTATATAATAAAGTATTTAACGCTAATAAAAAACCAAGCGGTTGCGGTAGTTGTGTACAACAGACACTAGCAAAATTAGCAAAGGTATATGTAAACAGTTGTAAAAATGAGTCAGAAGTTTAGATTTTGTTGTAGCTGTATTAGAGTTACATTAATGGAAAAGGGTAAATGCCATTTTTGTAATGGTGATTTTATACTAACATTACCAAGTGATAATTTACATAAAGTAGATAGACGTGCAAAAGCATACGAAAGTATATCTTGATTTTTTTGGTTATGACCAAAGCGACACAATATATTGTGAGATGTGCAATGCCGTTGCTGTAGACGTACATCATTTAGAAAAAAGAAATAAAACTAAAAATGATTTTATAGAAAATTTAATCGGTGTTTGTAGAGAATGTCATATAAAAGCTGAAAGTGATAGTTGTTTTAATATGTATTGTAGAATAAACCACTTAGAAAATGTATGTACACAAATTTACGCACTAATAGATATAAATAAAAAATTAGATGAATATAGAGAAAATACAAATAGATAAACTTAAAGCTGCAACGTATAATCCTAGACAGATTAGTACAAAGCAATATAAGCATTTAAAAGAATCAATTACTAAATTTGGATTGGTTGACCCCATTATAGTCAACAAGTGTTATACCATAATCGGGGGACATCAACGCTACAAAATATGCAAGGACTTAGACTATAAAGATATAGGTTGTATAATACTAGACCTTAATAAAGAACAAGAAAGAGAGTTAAATATACGTCTTAACAAGAATACCGGTGATTTTGATATAGATATTCTTGCGAATGAGTTTGACATCGACCAATTAGTAGATTGGGGTTTTAAGCATATTGACTTAGGATTAAATGTAGATAAAATTCCCGAGGATTTATCTGATAAATTAGAATTACAATTTAAATTAGAAATTGATGTTACATCTGAAAAAGAACAAGAAGAATTATATAATGAATTAACTAAAAGAGGATATATATGCCGAATTTTAACATTATAAAAGAAGTAAAGCCTAAAAAAAGCTTTAGAGTATCTTCTGTAATAGGCAAATTTGATTTACAGACTGAACATATAAAAGAAGAATTTACAGGTCAAATAGATTTAGATAGTAATTGGCAAATAGGAGTTATAGTTGGAAGCAGTGGAAGTGGTAAAACAACAATAGCAAAAGAATTATTTCCTGATAGTTATATTACAGATTTTAAATATAATGCTGAAACTATTTTAGATGATATGCCTGAAGATAAGAGTATAGATGAAATAACTAGAGCTTTTAATAGTGTTGGTTTTTCATCGCCACCAAGCTGGTTAAAACCATATTCTGTATTATCTAATGGTCAAAAAATGAGAGTTGATTTAGCTAATGGATTATTGCAAAACAAAGATTTGATGGTATTTGATGAATTTACAAGTGTTGTAGATAGAAATGTAGCAAAAATAGGTAGCTATGCAGTACAAAAAGCTATTAGAAGAACAAAACAAAAATTTATAGCTGTTAGTTGCCACTATGATATAGTTGATTGGCTACTTCCTGATTGGATATTTAATACAGATTCTATGACCTTTCAAAAACTTGAAGGGCAAAAAAAAAATAGACCAAAAATTAAATTTGAAATATACAATACAAGAGATAAAACAATTTGGAAAATGTTTGCAAAACATCACTATCTAAGCCACTTTCATCATAATGCTGCAAATGTATATGTAGCTTTTGTTAATGAACAGTTAGCAGGATTTATTAGTATATTACATCAACCACACCCAAGAGTTAAAAATATAAGGAGAGTACATAGATTAGTAGTAATGCCTGATTTTCAAGGAATAGGAGTAGGTTTGAGATTATTAGAATTTATAGGAAAAAAATATATAAATAAAAAATATAGGTATACAATAGTAACATCAGCCCCTAGTTTAATAACATATTTTAAAAAAAGTATAAATTGGATATGTAGACACTTTGGTAGGAAAGCAAAACATAATATGGGTAATAGTCAAAGTAGAATAACTACAGGCTGGGAGTATAAATTATAATAGATTAAATAATACAAATGGCACAGAATAAAAAAGAAAAATTATTAAAAGCGTTACAAGAAACGCAAGGGCTTATTTATCACGCTTGTAAAAAGGCAGGTAATATTAGTAGAAGTACATACTATAGGTATATGCGAGAAGATGAAGAATTTGCTCAAGCTGTTGAAGATATTAAGGAAGCTCAGATTGATTATGTAGAAGGGCAACTAATTAAAAACATATCT